GGCTTCTTCTTCTACAGCCTCTACTTCATCAGGCACTTCCTCGGCTTCTTGACCTAGATCAAGTTCTTCGGCAGGTTCTTCAGTTATTACAATCTCTTCATCGAGATTGTCTGTCTGCACAGCATCATTCATGGTTGTATCCTATTGTTGTGGTGGTCTCTGCTGAGGCATACTTTGCCCCTGAGAGGGTGATTCGTTAATGGATGGAAGCGAAGACTGCTGCTCACCCATCTGATTAATTATTTCATTCGCTCTGGCACGTATTTCTTCATCTGAGATCTCTGCATCATTCATAATCTTCATTAATTCGACATTTATCTTGTCATCATCAGTGAATATGTCAGAGATAACCTTCATCCTTTTAATATTAGTTTCCTGTTGTTTAATACTTACTTCCTTATCCTTACGCTGCTCAGTCTGAGAACTTAAAGCCTGTTGCACAGCTTGCTGGATTTTCTGGTTAATCTCCTGTTCAGTTGGTGACTGGTTTGTTAAAACATCGGCAATCTCATCAGCGCCCGGCCAATCAAGGTTTTTAGCAATAATTGGCAGAATCTTATTAGCGATATTCGGCGCATACTGAACAAGCTCCATCATAGACTCTGATGCCATTTGTCTTTGAGTGGTGTATGAAGCGCCAACATCTACAGCAACGTCATATTTACCCATTGATAAGTCGTACTGCATAACAGACGAGCCGCTTTCGTCATCAAAAACGACCTTATTAATCTCAATCATCTCTTCCTTGTCATCAAACTTTTTGATTCTCACTGCACGGCTTGAGTCATAGACACGCGGTATCATATCGACCAAAATCGTATAACTGTGTTGCAAGCTCATTGCTCGGTTGTCGTGGAAATGGTATGTACCGACATCACCTTCAACCTTACGGGCGTTAATCGCCTTGCCAGACCTTTCATTGCTTGGCGCACCGAGAGAGGCTTTATACATGCCGCTTGCTGCGTCTATGTCCTGGTCAGCTATTGATGCCTCACTTATCCAGCCTTGAGATGGTTGCGGTGCAGGTTGGCGCATGGGCGGTGGAACGCCCGGTTTGTTTCTATAGTACAGAACACCAAAGTTCTTATTATTCGCCTCGTCCCAGTCTTTTCCATGATTCCCCATTTGACCCTCTTCCATGATGTAAGGGGCTTTAGGTGCAAGTGCTACCTGCTCAATACTTGCTGTACGGGTGTAGTTGTAAATTCTTTGTGGGTCTTTGGCATAACGGATAACGCCTCGGAATATGTCTTTACCCCTAACATTCAAACACTTACCATAACAAGGGACGATTGGTATGTATTTAGTAGGGATTATGCCTCTATCAAATATCTCGGCGGCGCTCATTTCATACCATTCGCACTTAACCCCTGTTACTGTGCGTTTCTTCTCAGGGACTACGCCTTTTTCAGTCAATTCATCACGAATATCCATCGAGTCGTCTTTAACCTTAATGACCTTTCCTTCAATCAGCCATAAGATATGTTTTTCAGGCACTAAGCGATAGTATTCAGCTATTCTAGCTTTATCATCGTCCTGCCATGCCTCGTACTCCTCTCCCTCGCCAAACTCCCAATTAGCATCAGGGTATTCTTCTTTATCAACCATTGAGTCGATAAATCCCCATTTAGCATCTATCTTAGTAACTTCCTGAGCTGAGGGATCTAAGCGAACTGTAAACGAGTTTTTAATCCGCTTAATTTTTATATCTTGGTCAAATGAGTCGTCACTATTAAATTCAGTGACTATTCGCCAGTACCCTCTACCGTGACCCACGGCGTGATCGAAAGCTGTATCATAGGCTGCCTTAGCATTACTGGTTGATTCAATATTCTTGATTATCCCGCCCATGACTTCGGCAAGTGTAAATGATGAGGAATAGCTGTTTGTGGAGTCTAGTGGGCGGATAATAGCGCCCATACGGTTCATACGCTGGTCGCCTGTTACCTGATCGACCCTTTGCTCTAATTTATTAATTGTTAGGCAAGGTCTGCCCTCTTTTTCGCGCTCTAATCTGGCATTTTCTTCCCACTGGTCACCGTTTCTGAAATCGACATCGTCTAATTCCAGCTTACGACAGTCACTTTCAGCATCATCAGCTATCTTCCAGCGGCGTAGAGCCTCTGCAATAATCTCAGTATCTTCTGTTACTTTTTTTACTTTCTCTTTAGCCATTATGCCGACATCCAGCTCGATGAACTATTATTTGATCGGTTAAACATCATCATCTCTTCATTTAGCGATACAGCATGTCGAATACTCATTAATGCATACCTTGCCGCAGACATAAAATCATCGTCAACATCGACTATCTTCCCTTTCTTCATGTGATATTTACGGTATTCTTCAAAAAATTCAGGAACATCAGCAAATACCTTCAATCGCCTTGTTGACATTCTTGTGGACATCTCTGTAATACCGGGCATTATCTGAATACCGCCTAGTCCTTCTCGCTTATATGCGCCAGGAGGGTTGGTAAAATGGCTATTTTCACCATTCCCCATATACATATTCACGCCAGCACTTAAATACTGGTCTTTCGTCGTCTCACCCTGCCCTGTGACCTTATTACCATCGTGAGGCCAGATAACAGGAATTGTGTCCGAGTTTTTCTGCATAATGATGTTTGCAGCTATCGTGGGTATTTCAGCCCCAACTATCTTAAATCCATCATATATATAAGCTACGTCCTTCTGTGGGTCATAAGCTAATCGTACAAATGCAGTCGGATGGGCTGTTGTGCTTAGTCCACCAAAGTCTATTGCATCAATAAACTTGAAGTAATCAGGAAATTCAAAGGGATCACAACTAATCTCTGATTCCATAAAGCCAAATACAAGCCCTTCACCAATCATCGGTAGACCCAACATACGGGTTTTAAGCATCCACGGCGGATTGTCTTTTTCAAGATTATCAATCGTCTTCTTATTAATATGCCCTAAATTGCCATTTCTTGTCCGTACAGGCTTTAATTCAAGTCTTTCGCCATCAGTGAAGGTGTATTCACAGCCCTCGCCCGCTACATCAGCAAAAGTGGCGCTGTGCATTGACCAATCTCTGCGAACTTTCTTCAATACGTCAGATTCGCCTTTCTCTGGTGTAAACGTCAATCGAATTCGACCAGCTGTAGCAATACAACCTCGGCCCATCTGAGCAAGAATATCTAAAGGGGGTTCTTCATCACCATGATATATATCAATGGATGAACCCATCCACGACATAGCACCCGACTCATAAGAACTAAAAGTAACCTTTGACCAACCATCTTCAACGCCATCGGTATGATGTTTTACCATCACATGCAAGAAAGCATCACTTACACCACGTTTTAAACTGATTCTTTTCCAATCTAGACACTTTTTAGGTATCCATGCTGTCCCAAATGACAATTCTTTATCTGTCGGGTCGCCAAACAAGAACTTTTGCAGAATATCCCGCGTTAGTTCGTTATTCACACAACCACATACCATTGATATAGGCCGGTCATAACGATGACCATCATACCAGTCGGGATATAAGCCCGTTAAGTCCATTGCATCTAGTGCGGTAGCACCTAACGAGTTATGATTAACAACCCCGCCGGATAAATAATTATGTACATCTTCCACTTCCATGTCGTATAATGTATGTGTACCAACCGGAACGACAGATACTATCTGGTTTAAATCAATAGACAATGGAGAAGAAGATGCCTGCAAAGATTCATATTGATGAAGCGCTGCTTGTTGAAATGATAGAGAAGGACATTCAGAATTACCTGATTGCTGAAAAACTTGGAGTAAGCACTTCATGTTTAATTCAAAAAATGCGTAAACTCGGTTTAAGGAAAAAGCGAACTGGGCCAAAATCGGGAGACCGACACCCAGACTGGAAAGGCGGAACAATGATGTCAAAAGGCTATAGGCACATTTATTCGCCAACGCACCCGTATAGGCGTAAATCGAATTACGTTGCTGAACATCGTCTCGTAATGGAGGATATACTCGAACGTTATCTTCATCCACAAGAGGTTGTTCACCATATTGACGGAAACCCATTAAACAATCACCCATCCAACTTGCAGCTTTTCTCAAATAACGGCGAACATCTAAAGCATGAATTAACCGGGAGAGTGCCAAATTGGACGGATGAAGGGAGAATACTTCTTCAGGAAGCGATTCAAAAATCTCTGAAAGTGAGAGGTATTTCGACCCAACCAGTATTTGATGCCCTTTTGGTGACTCAATCCAGCGACCATCATTAAACGTTACCCTGAAACATTCTTCGGCAGGCTTAACTATCCAGTTCAGAACCTTCTTTGGCTTTGCATCTGGATAGGTTAGGACTTCTATGTCTTTTCCCCAAATTTCATACAGCCTTTTAGTCCCCTTTGATGTTTCTATAAGTCCTTGAATTGATTCGCATTTTCCGGTTTGATTACTACAGACAAGCCCCACGCGGTCAGAAGCGTCATTCATAAACACTTCCTGATAAGGGTAAGGGTCAAAACTCTCTAATCTATTCTCAAGATTATATTGTTCTCTAACCCTTAATAATTCGAGCAGTCGCTCTTTGTCTGTACTCATATGCCGTGATAGTACACCATAAGTAAAACTTATGGCAAGTATAGGAGTTATTTAAGACACATTAATCCTGCCGCAAGACGCAAAGTTATCTTTCCATCACTATCGATGACAGTATATAAGCGAATACGAATAAACCTAAATATTTCGGAAAAGTTATCGTTGGATAACTATACACATTCCAGCCTGCTAGAAAAACCCCATGGCCCCCCCCATATCGCCCAATTGGGCACTTTTGCCCGCTCATCCTGCTCATCCTGCTGATCGAGCGGTGCAGTGGCATGGCATGGCGCTGCGCGCTCTCTATATAGAGTGCCAGCAAAGCAAAGCAAAAGCACAGGCGGCCGCCGCAGAT